CCTGTGGGATTTTGTAAGTGTCTGTCGCTTCTATATTCTGGTAAATTTATCATTTGCTTGTTGTTGATTTAATCCCTTGTACTTTTGTAAAATATGGTTTGTATGCACGTAACCACGGACATAGTTGCTTGCACATAATAGCATCATTAGGCCACCAACCAATGACGTCTTGTAGTTCGCATATTTGTTTTGCGGCGGCAGGTTTGATAATATAAGCACTATGGCCAGGCAACCCTTGTGGTATCTTTTCATCAGCTACCCAAGGAACTTCTTGTTCACCTGATTCGTCTAGTTTGTTGTATAGTTTCCAATTAAACGTAGCATGGTCAGGATTGTTAATACTAATAGCGCCTCCATCAAATTCAAAAGGCTTAAACTGTCTAGTAAAAATTGCATCATGTTCTAGTATCATTATAGGTTGATTAAGTTCTATTGCTTTTTGCCATAGTCTATAATGACTACCTGCGGCCGCAATACGTTTTGCCATGTCATAAGTTTTGTATGCTTTAAGCGTCATACCTGTAGTAGGACATATTTTCTTTTTAGTGTAAGGCCATTTCCAATCAACTTCCCACATATTAGTAGGTGTAATTGCATCAAACTTTTCAACGTCCAACCAAGACTGTGTATCAATAACTGATTGAATACAAGTATCAGCATGTAGCTGACTATCTTCATGGCCCGGGATGGCTATTACAAATGCTTTCATTTTACAACTTTTAAGATATAACTATCTTGTTTTTTCTTTGAACGCCAGTCGTGATGTGTAACTGTGTACTTGTTAATTGACTCTAAAAGTTTATTCCATTTTTCTAATGTAAAGTCATCTGGGTGACTTTTAATCCAAGGATGACTCATTTTAACTTTATCTAAGTTCCATACATCTTCAACATAGTAAGTGTCTGTAAACTCTATAAGATTGTCAAAAGTTTTTTGTTGTCCTTCTGGAGTATGTAGTCCGTCGTCAATAATAAAATCAAACTTTTGTCCTAATGCTTTAAAGTGTTCGTTACATTCAGAAGCAGTACTATCTAGTTTAGCATAACTTACTCTTGGATCTTTTAGCATAGACAAATCTTTAGGTGCAACTCTACCAAATGTATCAATAGTATAAATTGTAGCATTGGGAAAATATTCTAACCATACATTAATACTTTCTCCTCTAAATGTTCCTACTTCTAAAATATTAATAGGATCATTACGCATTGGTTCAAAGTCAGCTTCATATAGGTCGCTATAGCTGTGCCATATCTTTTCGCATCCATACTTGTTAAATAATTCTTCCATTACACTCATAGCTGTACCTCAAATTGATCATCGTGAAAATTGTTTAGTGTATACCCTGTGTTCTTAATAAATTGATCTACAGCATTCTTTACACCTAGTTTCTTAGGTCCATAGTCGTCACCAAACAACTTACCACCTGGTTTGATCATACCAACTGCTCTTGTTAAATCATGTAAGCAACCTTCGTATGCATGACTAGCATCTACATAAATCCAATCTAACTTTTCACCAAATGTGTCAAACCATTTTGCTGTTGACATGCGATGAATTGTTACAGGACTATTTGCAAAACGTGATGCAACACCTTCATAAATTTTATTGTAGTATCTTTCAAAGCCTTCAGTAGTAGCTTCGCCTGTAAGTTTTGAGTAGCGTTCTAAGTATGCTTGATAGCCGCCAAATTCATTTGATCCATTAAATACTTCGGGTGTCCATGCATCAACTAAGTGTATATGACTAGCACGTTTTAAAAACTTAGCTGAACTATCGCCCTTCCAAACTCCGAGTTCTGCACCAATACTTCCTTCTGGTATACGCTTCCATGTTGCGTCAGTACCTGGATTCTTTCCAAACATCATATCGTTATCTCCTTCTTAACTTCTTAATTAGTAATGGTAGATATACTGTTATAGCTACAAATCCCCAAAACCCACCTAGTATACTAGCATAAAATTTCCAGTTAGCAAAGTCTACAGCAATACCTATTGTTACTCCACCAATCCATATATAGTCTAGTGTACCATGAATCTTTTTCCATTTGTCTCCAAGCCTTTCAATAAGCTCAGCTCTTTTGTTTGCAAACCAAGGATGAACATGTCGCATGATAACAAAACCTTCGTTAAGCACCATTACTGTAAATCCTATCCAAAATATCATATCATTAATACTTATTTTATCTTTTGTACAAACCCATGCATACTGGTATGTGGGTCATTAGTCCATTCGCTCATTACTTGATACCACCCCCATTCATTAGGGTATAGTTTATGTTCTTTTACTAGTTGTCTTACTAATGCTCGATTAAAATGTTTACGATGATGTATTAAAAAATCGCAAGGTAAAAATCCGTGCCAGTCATCATGCGGATTAGTTTTATCTACCTCTTGAACTAATCCAGATCCAAACTTTGGTCCTCTTTTAGGTCTAGTCATAAATCCAACAGGACCTTTTTCATATGCTTTGCGTAGCCAGTTATGTAAGTCAACTTGCCTATCTATTTGCGTATTCCAGTCTACTCTAATAATTAAATCATGATGCTCTGGTATTTTAGTTACTAAGTCGGCGTGTGCAATAATTGGTGCAATACCAAAATACAAATCGTCAAACAATTCTTTTGATTTTACATATTGTGCGTACTTGGCATGTTTACTGTGCGGTAATACTTCCATAGGATGGTAATGCCATTTAGGATAATGCATTGTAGACAATCGGTCGTGCATTTCTTGTGGAATAAGATTTGTTCTATTAGTCCATGTATGATAATAAAAATTACAACCAGGAAGTTTCTTTCGTAATTGTTCTACAATATTACTACCTTTGTTATTAACTCCACTAATACATATCGCTATATTCATGAGAAAAACCAACGTTGTATGTTAGTTGCCATGAGTGCATGACTTCTTGGACCTGGATGCGGCTTAGGTATATCTAATGCATCATCTATATGGAAATTATTTTTCCAATTAAAATATTTTAAATTTAAGTCTCTTACATTAAATTTTTTAAAGTAATTAATATCTAAGCGATGATGTTCACTATGTACATGAAAACTTTTAATGCCTTTGTTTTTAAGGAATGCATGTACAAAATTCATTCTAATCGTTTGGTTTAATGTTGCGTTCCAGTCTTCATGATAATTTTCGTAATATGTTGTTATTGTTTTCTTAAAATTATTTTTGTCTTTATCAAACCAAAAAGTTCCTGGCATGGTATCATCTAAAAATCCAGGTAACATATGTAATTTTTCATTGCCTGTTTTGTAAATAGTTTCCCTATCATTATTTGACCACATAACCACTACTACTGTATCTTTTGTATACTTAGAGTAATCAACTATTGCTTTAGTGATCATTAAGTTACTTGATCCTGGCTCTGACACATTATCAACTTTCATTCCTGTTAGCTTACCTAATACACTAGGCCATGCCTGCTCACTAGCTGTAGGTCCATTTGAACCATCTTCAGCCATGCAATCTGAAAGCCCATGACCGTATGTAAAACTACAGCCAAATGTAACTAGTTTGTAATCTTTCCAGCCCATATATTTTTCCTTGCTCCTGTATCAAAATCAAAGTCCCAATGATCGATATCTTTCTTATACCATTTTGCTACACGTTGCATTGTGTTGCTGTTGTATAATGTTCTGTAGTCTTCTTTAATACTTGTTACGTTTCTTGGCCTTGGCATTTCTGTCATACCAAAATATGCCATAGTATCTTGTTTTAAGTTTTCGACACGTAGTATGTCACAACGTACTTTACCTTCGTTATCTACTACATGATCAAGCTGAGGGTGCCAACCTCTAACAGCTCTATACCATGTATATTTTTTATCAATCCATTTATTACGTTCACCTAGAAAATGTTCTAGTGAGCGTGTGTCAGCATATGATGGGTCTATATTACCTCTTTGTACTGCTTCTTTTGCAAACAAATATCTACTAACAACTTTGCTCCAAGGATTACGCACAACAGCAAACGCTTGATGTTGATCAGTAATATTACTACTAATATCTCTCCAACGAGCATGTTCTACACCCTTAACATCACGTTCGCCATAACTTTCCATTGTGTGTTTAAAGTCTTTAAAATTAGCAATCCAGTTGCGATGTACAGGAACAATATGTTCTAAGAATGACTCACTGCCTCGTATAGTCATACCAGCATTTTTTGGAATATGTATAAACAGTTTTTTAAGTGTCATACCGTGTATAGTCCTTTTCTTCAACTATGCTTGACTTTGTAATTACGTTAATTAATTTTTTAATTGTTGCACGATCGTCGTTCTTCATGTAAACATCTCTAGCAAGTTCTACAAACTTTGATCCAAAACTTTTATCAGCTTCGCACTTACGTTTTCCGTTTTCAATATCCCATAACGCTTCGTTAATCTCTTGTAGTTGTTCTACCAATACATTAACTTCTGGGTCGTTATTAAACGCTCTCTCTTCTAGAGATTTTAACTCTTTATTAACGTTAGCAAGTTGACTTGCGTTTGTTAGTTTCTTTTGTTTAATTCGAAGTATTGTAATCCTGTCAAATAATTCTCCAACAGATACTTCAATTGATACCATCATTTATTTTAATCCCGTTATCTTTAGCCCTATGCATGTGATGACTCCAGCGGTCCTTAGGGCTCAGTGTATATATGTGAATGTTCTCTGGAGCAAAGTAAACTTGTGACATATGCATAAAGCCACTGTCAACGCCAACATGATACGTTGCTTTTGACATAGCATATGCAATATGTTTTAAACTGTCTCTTAATAATATGTCTTTTGATTCTCCACCTACTACAACTATTTCGTAGTCTTTATACTTGTCTAATATTGTTTGACGTTGCTTAGGCTTAATCATACGCTTCTTAGATGTGCTATCAAATTGTACTGTAATAAACTTTTTAGGAAGTTTAATGTCTTGTGGTTCTGCTTCTAGTTGTGGAAAGTGTGTAAGGTACGGAGTTAGATCAACACCTTCTTTTGGTTCAAATCGTTGTGGATAGTCAGCATATATTTGTGCATGTCCATTGTATGTGCGTCTTACATAGTTTACAAAGTCTACATTATCTGTAGGCTCGCAGTCAAGGTGTGGCATAATTACAACACTTCCTATAGGAAATAAACTTACTATTTCTGGCCAACTTTCTGGCTTGTGTCTATTCCATTGATACTTTGTAAGATGTAAAGTTACAAGACTCTTTTCCATTAGTCCATAGTTGTATGATAGTAATACGCTGTGTATCCTATCACCTAAACCAGGTGCACCGTAGTGAAAGTTTTTCTTTACAGTACTGTATGCTCTCATTACTAAGTGTTTCAATTTATCACCTGCATTAAATCTTCAACATTTTCACCTTTTTGTGGTAATAGATCTTTTAAGAAAAAATGTATAAAATATGCTTTAGGTATTTGTGCATCGTCAATACCTTTGAATAATCCATTCCATCTCCAGTCCATATTAAGTGTAGGAATCTTTTCTTTCTTTACCCAATAGTTAAGTAACATTTGATCAGTTGACCATTTGCGGTACCCAATACCGTCAACAAAGTCTTTAAACTCTGGCCTACGTATAAACTGTTCTGCTGTTTGTCCTTGTAAGAATGGTAAAAACTTTTGACAATTAATAACCATCATTCCCATATTATAAAACTCAGCACCTCTATGATCCCATTTCCAATCTACGTCTGTAAGACTTTCAAATGCGGCTTTTGAATATTTTCTAATTTTGCTTTTGTATTTTTTAGCACAAGGTAGTTCACGTTCTGCTACAGCACCAAAAGCATATTCACTTGTTAAGTCTTCAAATATATTTGGTGCAGTTGGCCGAATATAAATGTCACTGTCAACTATTGCAACTTGATCATACTTGTGTAAATGTGTAAAAGCATTTTCTTTTTCGTATATAGGCATGTAACCAAGACGCTCAACTGCTTCTTTACTACGTCCTGTAACTGCCATATCAGGTCTAATTTTTAAGATTGGTTCATTTTGTACAATGTGTTCAATGCCGTATTTTGCACAGTATTGTTTTACGCTTTCAATACAATGCAAGTACAGTTTGCTTTGTGCGCCAACTGCTACTTGATAAATCATTCTCTTCATGATAGATCCTTTGTAAAACTTACGTTTGTTTTGTATGTAACTTTACTATACTTATCGAACTTCATATCCACAATTCCATCGCATAGCATCCAGTCTGCAGGCATTGCGCCGTTAGCATGTACCCAGTTTAATATTTTCTTTGCTCCGTATGGTGTGATACGATAAGCTCTAGCACCTTCATACCAGTTACCCGGAGGTATAGGTTTTGCTTTTTTAAATCCTTCAAACTTATATACATCACAGTCTTCATATTCACCCATTGGCTTTTTAAAAACAACGTCATGTTCAAATATACATATTGGTGTATTTGTTTCGTGGCATTTTTGCCACAACAAGTATTGGCTTAAAAAACATCCTTGCGTACCTGGTCGAGCAAGCAATCGCTCTGCTTTTTTATGTTGATATACTTTTAAATTACAATCAGCAAGGCCTTGTTTCATACCGTTAACACCTTCATATAATTCTAAGTTCCAACCATGTTTGGTTCCTGTTTCTAATGCACGACTAGCCATACTAACACTATCCGGATAACTTGGTAAGTAAATTATATAACCCTTCATTTTGCTAGTGTTACCCTTATTTCTTCCATTACTGTTTCGTACCAGTGTTGTGGTAACCATTTTAATTGTGCTTGTTTAAATTTCAAACCTTCTTTTTTATTACCCTTTCCTGTACTAAAAACATTATCTTTTTTAATACCCCAAGAGTTCCATTTGTAAGGAATGTGGTTATAAGTATTACCCTTATTTTTCCATTCTGCCATTACTTGTCTTAATACTACTTGGTCTACAAACCAATAGCACCCATTTTCAAAAGCAGTAGTCATTCTTCTAGCAAATAAGTTTCGCCATTCAATTCCTTTAGTACCAACGCCAGGACTTAATGCACTTGCTATAAAAATATGTTGTTCTTTTGGTTTAGGCATAACTCCTACATCTTTGGTTACTTCTTCAAAATCATATCCATGAAATCCATTACGTAGTATGCTATCACAATCAATTTGTAAAACTTTTTGATTTGCGTATGTAAATATTTCTGCCATTCTTATAAAACGTACACTAGCCAAATATGTACGTCTAGCAATATAATCTAAATCACTAGTTTTAAAGATGTTTATTCCTTCACCCATCATATTTTTATTTTTAGGTAAGTCTTTATAAAATTGATCGTTTATATCTTCCCAAGTATATGTAAATTTGTATCTGCCCATTAAGTCTTTTAATAGAGCGTGATCAATATTTCCTTCATTAATAATATGACAGTGTACGTGTACCCAACCTACTGTTCTATTAATACTTTGTTGTAGTGCAAATCCATGTCGATCAAAATATTCGTAATCACAACTAAAGTAAATTACGTTTGGTTCTTCTCTAGGACACATATGTCCTCTTAGTTCAGGAAGTTTAAACATCTATTGCTATCCCTGGTCTATATCCGATAATGGCATTCTTTTCTCCTCTACCAACTTTTCTAATCATTCTATAACCAAGTGGTGCAAGTATGTGTCTGATTGTTTCGGAGTTATGTCCGTAACGCATTGGATGATCTTTACATTCGTATAATATAATTGGCAAGCAACGTTTAATAGTTTCAATGCCGCCTTGTGCAACAAACGGCTCATAACCTTCTGCATCAATTTTAATAAAGTCGACATTTTCTAAATTATAAAAGTCTAATGGCATTACAGGTATGTCGCCGCCTTCAACTTCTGGGTGTACATGTGTACTAAAACTTTTATTTGTTGTTTTAATAGAAACATTTTGTTTATGTGACCCAAGTCCTACAGGATATGTTGTTACATTACCTACTGCACGAGATTCTAGATTATAATTCATACATTCGTAAATCTTTGGATTAATTTCGTATGCGTGTACATGTTCAAAACTTCTTGACATTTGAAACGCTGTAATACCCACATGTGCTCCAACATCAACTGCTACACGCCATTTAGCACAATAGCTCATTGCAGTCATTAATTCTATATTTTGGTAATTATTAATATCACCATTACCTTGTTTCTTTGCACTCTTTAAACAAATATCGTTTTTAAGTGATCGCCAACCGTCTATTTCAGTATACATTATTGTTCCACCTGGTATTTAAATGTTATTGACCACGCATCGCCATTTGCAAATTCATCTCTTTTAAATTGGCTGTATGCAATATGCTCTAACATTTCTGTTCTATCAAACCCATATTGTTTCTGCCAATGTTGTACTGCACTTTGACCTAGTACTTCAATTGGCTTGCCTAAACATAATGCTTCAACTACTGCCATACTATGATATGTAATTACCTTTTTAGCCCTTAACATCATAGGAAGTATTTCTTGAAAGCGTTGTCTACGCTTGCCTTCTTTTTCTCTTATAATTAATTTTTCTGGAAGACTATCATAATGTTTGATTGTATCTCTTCTCCAAGTATCATAATCTTGTCCTAAATATTTAAATATATTACTATCGTTAGGCATGACTAAAAGATTGTATTCACCTTCGTTATTCCAAGGTTGCCACAAACTTTCATCTATTTCAAGTTTCCATGCACGACTTTTACCTGGGATAGGTCGTACAGTTGTATTCTGTAAAGAGTTATAACTTATTCTATAATATTCAGGAGTTTTGTGTCTGTGATTACCAATGTATCCATTATCTAAATGAAAGAAATTTATACTAGGATCTTTACTAATAGCCTCAAATACCCAATCATCAAATGGGTGGCTAAATGCTAAGTATCTATCTTTTTCAATTTCTTCTGGATGTTCTATTGTTTTTACATCACAATGTTTATAAAGATACGAAAACAGTTGTCCACGTAATTCTTTAGAACGTTTTGGAATTTGAAATTTATACTGATGCATCTTCCATACCCGCAACCCTTAGCTTAACAACGTTTGTTATCTGCCACTGTTTTTGATCAAGTCCTTTTAATAAACCTAACCATTTATTACGAAGTAATGCAAACTCATTAATAATCTTTTCATAATCAACTACGTCTGCTTCGCCGTCAACATATTTTTCAACGTCTCTACTACTTAATGCACGTTGATAATTTTCAAGATATTTTTTAAAAAATGAACTACGCATTCTACGTAGTTCAATATTTAGGTAATTTAGAATAGCTTCAATTTCCTGAAGTTGGTTAAAACGTTGTTCAACGATGCCGGGCATTTCTGCCGCGGCACGTTCAACATTACCTTTTAGTCTTACTTCACTTCGGGCTTCAATAAGCTCGTCTTCAAAGAACTTAATTGCTCCTGGGATCTTATTAATATCTCTAGCTACTTCAGAGTAATATCCCATTTAATCTTCCCAATCATCAGCATCATCATCTACATCTTCTTCAAGATCTAAATAATAATTAATGGCTTGGTCCAATATGTCACAACTTCCTAATGCGTCTCTAAAACATTGATCATCAGCACCATAATCGGCACATGTATCTACAAATGTTTCAGCTGTTGACTCGATAGTTTTTTTATCTATACTATCTTTAAACGTACTCCACATATCAACTACAAGACTACTATCCATATACTTTACTCCTGTTCTAGTTCTACTGCTTCTGTAATGACCTCGTCGGTCATTTCATCATCGGTATTTACCACAGGTGCAGTTTTCTCGTTGTATTCTGACATAACCATATCAAGTTTAGGGCCTAACCATTGCTTGCGATAGTCAAGATGTTCTTCACCATTTAGATCAATGTACTTGAGTCGATTGCCTTGCTTAACTAACAAGTTCTTCTTCTCAAACAATTCAACTAGACCACTGTACGGATTCATACCAGTCTCATAAGGAATCTTCACTTGCACACCTTCGAAAGGTTTTGCATATCGAGTCTTCATTACTTTACAACCAGCACGTATTCCCATAACTTCTGAGATCTTGTTGCCGTCTAGATCTTCTTTTAACTTCATCTTCTTCATTGCAACAACAATGCTTGATGCATAGATAAAGCCTGCGCCACCACTAATTTTATCATCTGGGTCAAACATATCTTGCGATGCATATGTGTGGTTAGTACATACTAAGCCTACGTTAAGTGAGCCGATCATGTTAACAGTATTACGGACTAATGAAGTTAGTGCCTTAGGCTTACGACCCATATCACCTTTCATATCACCCTTGTTAAACTGATCAACGTCAGTAGGTGTTAGCAACATACCCAACGAGTCAATAACAAATAGTACTTTAGGACGATCTTCTACGTCCATTGCACGATAGTCTGTAACAAATGTTGAGATAGTTTTTGCCACATCGTCAATCATACTCATATTAAGTTTGAGTAACTTCTCTGGACTTGTGTCTACTTGTAGAGCTTGTAGCCAGCTTTCGTCAAGTGCATTTTCTGTGTCAATTAATACTACAAAAATGTCTTGGTCTTGTGCGTGTTTTATAATGTTTCCGGCGCAGAAATAACTCTTACCTGCTCCTGATTCACCTGCAAACACAGTAACCTTACCTAGCGGAACACCTTTGTGAAAGTCGCCACTAATAAGATAGTTTAGTGCATATGAGCCTGTGCTGATCCAATCTGTAGGATCGTTAAATCCACTACTCATACCTGTTATACTCTTTGTTAAGTCCTTACGGAATTTACTAACATCAAATGATTTAGCCATAGTTTCTCCTTTTGTAAAGCTAATGTAGGGGATATTTCACCCCTACAAATATTGTTTATTTTATGATGATTGACGTGATCTAATCATTGACAAAATGTCTTCAGCTTTGCCTGACGGAGCAGTTTCTGCAACTGGAGCCGCCGGAGCAGTTTCTGCTACTGGAGCAGGTGCCGCTACTGGTGCTGGAGTTACTGGTGCCGCCGGAGTAGGTGGTGCCGCCGGAGCAGGTGTTCCCGCTCTATTCTGTGGATCGCCTGTTCTTGCCGACATTCCCGCTGGACGGAAATATTGACCAAAACGTTCCATATCATATGCTTCACCATCAACTGATGCTTCAAACATTTCCTTCATAACTTTAACTTCAATTTCTGAAGGTTGCTTTGGAAGGAAGTCACTCATATTAAACAAGCCATGTGTATTAACTGCATTCATTTCAGCATCTGATAATGGACGATCTCTACGTGCCCAATTAGATGTTGAATAGTCTGCATAGCCACCTTTGGATGTTTTGTTAAGACGGAAGTCTACACCAGCAGTATAATCTGTTGGTAATTCTTCCATGTCTGGATCCATTAGTGCCGCTTTAATAATTTGGAAAATTTGTGGCCCAATAATAAATCTACGTACTGGATTTTCTGGAGTGGTGTCTTCATTAAGAGCATTCTCTGTAACAAACCCTTGGAATACGTATGAACGTTTTTTCCAATACTTACGACCCATGTCTTCTAAACTTGGATCTTTGAACCATGCACGTACTTCGTTAAGAATAGCACAGCTTTCGCCATACATTTCCATACACGGTACTTGTACTTGTACTGGACGTGAGTCTGTTTGACCCTTAACTCCTGCAAATGGAAGTTTGATCATCAAACGTTCTTTCCAAAAGAAAGTGTTTGTATCATCTCCATCTGGAAGGAATCTTAGAGTTGAACTCTGTCCTTCTTGCATGTTCCAAAATGGGTAAATTGCGTTGTCACCGCCTGAACGATTGTTACCGCCGGTGTTTGTTTCTTGCTCTTTGAGCTTTGCTCTGATTTCTGCTAGTGTTGCCATATTTATAAGCCTCCTATGTGTGTTTTGCCTTATAGCTGTTTTGTATTGCCTAAATGTGCATTACTTTATATATAATACACTATTGTACTTATAAAGTCAACCTTTATTTTGACTTTATTCTGAAATTTGGTTATCTTAGTCCTGCTAGGG